CAGCTAAGTTAGTCTGAATGTTCCAGTTATATCTTTCTCCCCATTCATCCCAGATGTAGTATCCAGGTATCCTACCTCTAAGAGTCTTTTCTTTAGCTCTGATAAAGGTATAGTCCATATGATAAACTTCGGCAATCCTAGTTCTATCCATAGACCAAATTACTTCTAAGGCAAATGCTCCGAAAAGTTTATAATCGAGAGCAACCTTATCTAAGATCTGCTGCCAGCTTTCGCCTTCGTTATTAGCATGATCTAGAATTTCTGGGCGATTGGACGTTAATCCTTCACCGCATATAGCTTCAACAATTGCATTTACGCATGTATTGTGAATTGAGGAGTGAGTAAATAACCTCACTAACTCGTTAGGAAAGCTGTTATACTCCCCGAATTTAATGTAGAAATCCTGTTTTCTTTCAAATACTGAATCTCTAAAGGTAGAATCGTACCTGTTAATCGCAGCAAACTTTAATTTTGATTGTTTATCCATTGTATGTTGTATATGTACCGTTCTGATTAGATCCGGTATAGACTGTTATTGGTATCTCGTTGCTACCTGATACATATGCTCTTTCTGTAGATAACAAAGCTCCTTTAACTATACTTGATGCTCCGCTCCATAGTTGGTTAGTTAGTATCCACTGAGTATTTTGTAATATCCAAGTACTTAAAGATCCAGATACTGAAGTATACTGGTAAATATCTACGTCGTACTGTCCAGAAGCAGTAGGTACTAATGAACCGGTAAGTTGAAGTACTAGCCAAGGATTAGCTAACGAGGTTACGTTTGCTAAACTAGCAACAATATTATTCCATTCAGACCTATCATATACCTGACTAAAGTCTAATAAAACTGAAGTTGTACCTACAGCTGCTTGAGTGTCCGGATAGACAGCATTTGTGTTAGTAGGCTGGTAGTAATTTAACTGTATCATTTATGGTTATCCAAGGTTTATCTAGTATGTCTGTTTATCAAATAACGTTTTGATAGTACGGTATAGTTTTAACAAAAAAGGGGTCGGACGATTAAGTCACAACCCCCGTTTCTGTTTAGTTTATGGATTCAATTATACAGTGGTAATAGTCAATCCGCTCAATACGTTGCTGAAAGAAGTAGTGCTTCCAGAAATTTCTGATGCTGGATCAGGCTCTTGCCCTGAGAATGTTAAGTTGTATCCGTTAAGATCACCGAATCCGGTTCCTGACTGAGCTGTACCGCTTAGCAATTGAGCACCGTTTCTCTGACCTATTAAGAAGAATTTACCTACTCCGTCTACTGATCCGTTGTTTGTTTCAACTACGATTCTTAAATCAGGATTCTGAGCTAATACTTTTACCTGGTTACGAGTAGAAGATTGCATTTTGAAGAATACTGCGTTAACAGATTGATCATAAAATACAGTTCCATTCTCAGGAGTTGAAGTAATTGCTTCAGAGAAGTCTGAAGTTTGACGGAACAATTCGAATTGGTAGAAGCTACCAGATCCTGAAATTCCTGTAATAAGCCCTTGAGCGGCTGATTGATAAGTAATAGTGCCTAATGAACCAGAAAGGATATAGATATTTCTGATACCACCGGTGTTGTCTCTACAACCCAGTGCAAATCCTGAAGTAATGTCACAAGTTGCCATGTTATATTTCTTTCTGTTTTAAATTAGACAATAATTAAGCTAAATCGTTAGATACCCAGAATTCAGGATAAGCGATGTTAACACCCAACTTAGTTGCAACCCTGTGGCGCAATGTGTCAGTGTTGATATCGTACCACAATTGGAATTCTGTGAAGTCAGACAATAAATCAGTACCGGCAACGATCTGCTTAGCAGGTCCCAATACTACTCTGTTAGAACCTTGCAATCCTACAGTACCTACAACTTTAATGTTAGGCTGGAAAGGATACATGATTTCCAAGATACTACCTCTAGTTGTGATAGAAGAAGGATCGAAGTAGAAATTGTTAGCTGTTCTTAAAGCAGCGATGAAGTTACGGAAAGTAGTAACGCCCATGAAGAAAGTTAAATCTTCTCTATCAGCAACATCAGAAGACAAGCCAGCGATCATTTGGTCCATAGTAGACAAAATGTTAGCAGTTGCAACGATAGTACCAGCAGAACCTGAAGTGAAAGTAGGAACTACAACACCTGAAGTAGATCCAGAGATGATAACCTTAAGACCGTTTACAGCACAAGTTCCACCGAAAGCAGAATTTGAACCAGAAACTTGACCCCAAAGGTATTGGTCGTTAGCTTTTTGGAATTGATTTACGATCAATTCAGCATAGTTAGTAGCCATAGCGAAGGTCTCGTTATAAGAACCTGGCTCCAAAGCAGAGATACCCAAGTATTTCTTGTCCAAATCTTTCAAGCAAAGAGCATCGAAAGAAGTACGAGGACATACTTCGATATTACGTTGAGTAAAGGTAGCAGATCCAGATGCAGAAGATACACAAGTACCGTTTTGCATGTATAAGCTAACTTCGAATAAGTTGATAGGCTCTAAGTATTTAACACCTTCTTGAATGGTGATATATTCCATAGTAGACCCACCATACACAGTTTTAACGATCATTTCGCCAGCGATCTGATTATTAAAGTCGGTTAAAGCAGTTACGTTTAATGACATAATTTTAGTTTATTAGTTTTTTGGTTTATTTTTAATTAAGTTTAACGCCATATTCATACGCTCGGCATTAGGTGAGCTTTTAGTAAATGCTTCATAAGCTTGTTTAGCACCAGTTGAAGCAACTGTTCTGTCGATAGCTGGATCAGTAGCACGGATAGTTTTGATTTGATTAGTCACTTCCATCATCATCTCTTTCTTCATCTCTTGGTAGTGCTTATTCATTTCATCTTTGTGCTTAGCCATCTCAGTTTGTACTAAGTCAGCAATAGCATTCTGTAGATCTTCTGGAGTCATCGCCATCGGCGCATCCATACTTTCGTTTCCTACGGGTACTTCTTCGTCAAAAGATTCAGCTGCAAGAGCTACGGCATCGTGGATTTCAGTTACTACACTGTTTTCAGTAACGATCTTACGACCGTCCTCTAACTCGTGGGTTCCGTCAGGAGCAGCCATTGTCTGGCCGTCTGCTGTACGAACTGATACTACTTTACCTACTTCTAACAATTCACCTTCAAATTCAATAGTGAAAGCACCATTGATATCTTTTATTTCTCCGAAAGTTGTCTTGTTAGCTGCTACTGCCGCTGGATACTCTGTCAAGTTGAAATACTCTTTAACGATTTGTTTCAATTTATTTTTGTCCATTGGTTTTTAATTTAATAATAATTAGGCTAGTTTAGCCGTTAACCATAAATAGGCGTGTGGTGTCTAAAGTTATCTATCTTGATACTTAGAGTAGCAGATAGCCGCTGCTTGATCATCAGGATAACCTTCAGCTGTCATTACAGGTATACATCTTGCGATATAATCTCCCTCTGATTCACCAGGTCTTGGATCTACAAATTCTTCCCTACCATAACTCATTATCATATCTGAGAAATATCCTTCGACAGAGAAGCCTTTTGCTTTACCTGACTTAACATATCCTTGCCAGAACTCTCTATCTTTAATCTTTACCATAGCTACCCAAGCACCTTTAGGTACTGAGAAACCATATATACGGCTCTTATCATTAAGAGGATCTTCTACTATCCAGCTCTCTACCATATGAGCTACTGATACGGGCATTCCAGGATTATGCTCTATGTTAAACTTATCTAAGAGTTTCTCACTCATAAACTTATGAGCAATCTTTTGAATAGTATCGGCAGTAAAGTATACATAATACTCTTCTCCGGTCTTTTCGTCAACTCTTGGGATTAACTTATTAGGTATCATTAAAGGACTAACGATCATCTGCTGATCTTCTATGGCTGCAAAGAGATCTTTTCTCTCAACCTCTGATAACCCTTCTATACCTAGTTCTTTTAGGTCTTCTAATAGTATACCTGTAAATGCTTCTTCGATAAATCCAGGAGTATAAGATCTGATAGTCTCAACGTGGTTATCCATATAACCTACATCGTGAGTCATACCTACTGCTTCGTCTATCTCATGCATTATATCTTTAAAGTCTTCTACTAGTATGATAGCTTCGTCTAACTGCTCTTGAGTAGCCTCTTTAGCTTCTAATACGTCATACTCTATCTTGAATACTGAATCAGCAACTACTGCAGCTGAACGAATCATACCGATAGTATCTTCGTCAGGGTTCATAGTTTTAAGATGAGTAAAGGTACCAATAGCACCTGGGCATATAAAGATATACTTTGTCTTATAGCCGAATACATCTATATTCTGAGCTAACTGCTCTTCAGTCTGAAAGGATTCTATTTTATTAATCATACTTCCTGATACTTCGTTAGAGTAACTTGGTAAGCTACCAACCTCTAATGCCATTCTTTCCTCTCTGATACGTTGTAGTTTTCTTTGAGCCCATTCAACTCCTTCAGAACCACCCCATGAATCCCACATTAATCCACCGCATCCTCTACCGTAAGGTGTGTTAGAGTTTCTGCGATGTCTTTCAAACGATGCCATTCTAGAGATAGTCTCTTCTGAGACTGGTTCTCTGTTAGCTAACTGATGAGCTCTTGCTTTACCTACTCCTGTACCACAGCCACCCCATCCATTCTCTGTAGCATACTTGACTGCTCTTTTAGCATTGTCAGAGGCTGCTTGAGGATAATCGGTATAGGTAGCAAAGGTTTGCTTACTGAATGCATAGTAGTCTTCTTCTATGGCCGGACTTTCTACGAAGGCAATTTGATCTACTCCTTGTAGGATTGCATCTTCTAAGATATCTAATTTTACGATTTTCATTATTAAAATTTACGTTTTTGGTTTATTTTTAATTCAGCTTCTTGAGCATCAGTAACATCACCTGATAATACATATGCTTTTACTACTGGGGTAACATTACCGCCGGTCTGTGCACCTCCCTGCTGGATGCCTCCTTGACCAGTTACTCCACCTGTTTGTGGAGTTCCTCCTGGTGTAAATGTTCCTTGTGTTGTTTGACTAAAGGTAAAGCCACCACCTCCTCCGCCTGCGGCTGCTCCTCCTCCGGAAGGTCCGGAAGCAGTATCACCGTCAAACTGTTGAGACTGTATAACCTTCAATCTAGCTAGACCGCTAGCTACTGCAACTGCTGCTGCAATAGATGCTCTAATTATAGACGTTGGATCACCGGGTATAATCTGTGATGCATACGCTTTAGATGCTGATAGGTAAGTTTCTATAATAGTAGATACTGAAGCTAATGACTTCTCTCTATCAAATGCTTTTTTAGCTGCATCTTTATTATCTTTATCATAGATACCATTCAGTGCTTGTAAGTCGTTAATTAAAGACAAGGCAGAGTCGAAGGCTAGATCTACTAACTTCTGTCTATATTGTTTTTGTTTATCTAGATCAGTAGTAGCAAATTCCTCATTCTGTTTTGCTAAGGCATCGTTTTTAGCCTGATTAAGGGTAGTAACATCAATTCCGTTTTTAGTTGCCTCAGCAATTAATTCATCATAGAATAAAATTAATTTTTCTTTCTCACGAGCACGACGTTGATCTTCACTTACAGCCTCAGCATCAGCAATTCTTGTTCGTAATGCGGCTAATTCCTCTGCTTTCTTTTTAGCATCTTCTACATCTTTTTCGTCTTTAGCTTTAGTAAATTCATCAACGGCTTTTAAACGTTCAGCTTCATTAGCGGCAATATCAGCATTAGTTTTAGCTTTAATAGCTTTTATAGCAGCTGCTGTTAAATTTTCCTGTGCTAATTCTTGTACTCCAGCTTCTTTAATACGTGATAAATTATTAGCAAACTGAGTAGTAATTAAATCTAACCCCTCAGTAGCATTTACCTCATCTAATTTACGTAATGCCTCGTATTTGTCTTGAACTGCTTTTAATTCCTTAGAAGCAGCATCTTTTCGTTTTGCCTCACGTTCTTGTCGTTTTTTTTCTGCTTTATCATCTGCTTTATCGTCTGCTGCTTTTCCTTCCTTAATAACTTCAGCTTTTAAATCTAAAATAGCAGCATTATTTTTTGTAATTTGATTAAGATTTTTAGTTCTTGCTGCTTCTAATTTATCATATGCTTTTTGTTCTTTTTCAGTAAGTTCTTCAGTACCTGTGAGTAATTGTAAATTAAAAGCATTTAATGATTCAGTAAGTTCTTGATTTGAATCAGCTAATTTTTGATTTGCTTCTACAAGTCCCTTAGATTTAAGAGCATTAATTTTTTCAAGTGATGCTCCTTGCGCTTTTAATAATTGAGTTTCAGCGTCAATACTTTCATTTGCTAAGTCAATAGATGCTTTTAAGGTATCATTTGCTTCAGCCAAATCTTCTGCTTTTTCAGCATCACTTTTAGTTGCTAATCCTAATTTATCAAAGTTTTCAATTAAGAATCCTACAGCAACAATTAACGCACCAATACCAGTTGCTATTAAAGCTGATTTAAATGTTTGTGCTGCGGTAGCACCTTTTTTAAATCCTGCTGCAATTGTGTTTCCTAGAGTAGTAAATGAATTGCCTGTTAATTTATTTAAAGCAAGTAAACCATTAGAGGCATCACGTAATCCGTTAACTACTCCAATTACACCTAATAATTTCTTTTCAGCATTTTCAATGTTTTCACTATCAGCACCAAAGGCAATAAATGCAGAACTAACTGCTCCTACTGCTCCTACTAGACCTGTAAATACATCAACTAATGCCGTAGCACGTTGTTCTTTATCTAATCCCTCAAATTGTAATTCTACGTCTTTTAACTGGGACTTAATTCCCTTAATACTGTTACCTAATTCGTTAAATCTTTTAGTACCAACACCTACCGATTCAAACTCAGACTCTAAAGCCTGAAGTTCTAACTTTAGATCTTCTACTGATTTGGTATTGACGTCTACATTGACGTTTAATTCTACGGTTCTTGCCATGTTGTGTTATAATTAGGTTGTTATTAGTACATCGAGTTCATCGTTGCTATAAGTGAAGGTACTGCCGGATATACTCCAGGTACTGCATTAGCGGCATTTAAATAAACGTTTGTAGAGTCTGCTGTCCAGGCTATTTCGTAATAATCACCTGCTGAACCGCTTACAAAGAAGTTCCAAGCAGCAACTTGTTTATCACTTGAACCACCGCCCATTGTAACTTGAGTATTACTATTAGCTACATCAGTACCGTTTTTCCTTAACCAAAACCAAGATTCGTGTTTAGTTCCTGTTGTTTTATCTATTTGAGCACTAAATGCTAGATTATAGGCACCTCCTGTTGATAGAGTAAACCGTGAGGATGATACTAAAGATATGCCTCTACTAAAATCAGTATTGTTAAATTCAAAGACTGATGCTGTTAACGCACCATCTAGTGTCTGGTCTGTAGTATCAAATACGGATATATATGATGCTGATGTAGCGGTTGATACTCCTGCTATTCCTAAAGCCGGCTGAGTAATAGTTTTCCAGCTACCGCTTACAACCTGTATCTCATACATCGAACCGGTAACAGTTAAAGCTTTGTTAGCATTACCGTCAATAGTTTGACTACCAGAAGGTATTAGGCTATAGTATGTAGTCGTTGTAGTATTGTTAACCTGAAATTGGTATCTAAGACCATCTACGAAAGTAGTGTCTGGTAGGTTTATAGAGGTGTACCCGTTAGATCCTGTAAAAGTTAAGTCATAGTATGAGTACTGTCCATCACTACCGGACAACTCAATTGCTTGAGATGCTGAATAAGTACCTTTAAAATACTCTACTGCCTTAGTGCCTTGAGTCTTAATTGAACCTACTAATACTTGTCCGTTTAACGGAGAGTATCCGTCAGCGATAGGTCTTATTGGTTGGAATACAGCCAAGTCAGATGACTCTGCAGGTAATGCTACATTCGTACCTACTACTATAGTATTAGAAGTACCATCCGGTAAGGTTATACCATTACCTACTGCAATTACACTATTATGAGATTCGTTATAGGTTGTTGGTCCTAAAGTTAATACGTTAGGATTATATATTTGATACTCTTCACTATCCCAGAATACATTTTCATAGTAGTCAAATCCGTCTATTCCGGATACTTGCTGTATAATGGTTGCATCAGAGACTACCTGTCCGGTTTCAAAGTCTGCATAAACAACTAGTCCGTTATCTTGATAGCTATCGATAATTACATCTACGAAAGCTTCTGGATCATTAGCTCTTGGAGTAATAATCCTTCTCCTACCGTTAAAAGGTAATTTTCTAGGTGCACTCTTTAGTAACTCTACCTCTACTGAATCAGTATTAGTTAAGCTAGCAGCTTTAATCTTATTGATACGGTAGTAATGACCGTCATAAAGATCTTATCGTTAAGCTGTATGTTTTGTATTTCGTTAGGAGGTAATACTATATTACAGGTAAGTAATCTAGCATCGATATCATAAATTTCGTTTATATAAAAAGCCCAGTAATTATCGAAG